GCAATGAGTCACTTTGCCGTATTCTTCTTTAACTCTTTTATAAAACTCTACAAATTTTTCATACATCTGTTCTGGAGAATGTAAGCCTGTTAGCTTTTCTTCATCTATAGTCCATACTTGTTTAAAGAATTGAGTTATACCTGTCGCTTTAAATTCTGTTTCACCTTTTGTAGCTCCGTAGTCTATGCCTATGCTTATAATCATAAAGTTTAGCTTGTTGCCGTTTTCATCAACAGCTTTGTCTTTGATAAATAAGTTCGGTTCGTCGCAGAATTTTCTATAAATAACTCCTTCGGCGTTACACCATTCGCCTAAGATTAAACGTCTGTAAAATACGTCTGAATTAGCGTACTCTTTACAAAGATTATCAACAAACTCTTTCGGCAAAAAGGGATTGTCAAATATCGTGTAATGTTGTACGTACACATCTAAGTTATCTTGCTCTACTCTATCTAAGAAATCTTTTTTAAGCCAATGACTTTGATTCTCTGGGTTTAATGCTCCATCAAAGCAACTATATTCTTTATCTAATGAAGCTTGAATCATAACAAAGACTTCTTGATTCCATTTAGCTACTTCATCACCATAAGCATATTTAATTGATGTACCTTGAATCTTTGATACTTGATTTACTTTCTCACAACCAAGACAATAAACCTCTTCACCGAAGAGCTTAGCTGTGTTATTTGAGCCAATAGTTCCAACTAATTCACGACCATAGATTTGTCTTAATGGTTGTAATACATTTCGTTCTATAGTTCCTTTACTAACACCAAAGATACATATTAAGCCATCAAGACCTTTTCTTTCTCTTATTCTAAATGGTATTGTCCATAAGTTATCTAAGTAAGTTTTACCACATCTACGAGCGCCTACTTTTATGTTATATCTATGCGTTGCGTTATTTATAAATTCTTTTTGCTTATCGCTTAATATCATTTTTAGCCTCTTCGCTTATTTTAGCTAATAATTCATCTACTTTAGTCAATTCGTTAGATGTAGTATAATCTTCTACTTTGTCACGCCATTGTAATTTTCTTCTATTTTTAAGCCAAAAGATTTGAGCTGTTACGTTTCCTTCTAATGCACTTTTTAATAAAGCATTTTCTACTTCAAAATCGACAACTTCTTTGCCTTTTTTTAAAGCATTGCAAATGTTGCTATCTTTTATCTTCCATCTATACAAAGTAGCTTGATTAATACCTATATTTTTAGCTATTTGTTCATTTGTTAAACCTTCTCTAGCCCAGCCTTCAAGAAGAATGAGCTTATCTTTTTGAAGCCAATCATCAATCTTAGCCATTACATCACCTACCTGTAAATGCACTTGATATAACCTCACTTAATTTATACAAAAAAAAAGAGAAAGAGGCAAAACAACTAATACTTCTTGCTCTTGTCGCTATCGTAAGGTAGTAATTTTTCTAGCTCTTCGTCTGTTCTATCGTCATTAAGATACTCCCAGACAGCGTCTTTAAACATATCTCTCATATGTTGATTAGCGTAAATATACCAACGATAGAATCTCTTAGCATTATTATCCAGCTGTTTATACCTCTTCTTAATCAATTTTCTATTATAGTAAAATGTTGTGAATGTATATATTGTCATTTTTTCTTCTATATATTTACACTTGCTAAAGTCGAACATCTTACCACCTACTTTTATTTGCCAGATATAATTTTATCAACTTCTTTTTTAGCTTTTTCTAAATTAATATCTATTTTATCAAGTATTGTTGATTTTTTAGTTTCTTGTTTTTCTTTTTCTTTTTCTACTTCTAATGAATCTAAGAACTTGTTAGCTTTAGTTTTGGATAAACCACTATGATATTGAAAATAAGCTGTTAAGAATCCTAATCTTTTGTTGAATTTATCATCTTTAGACCTTTTAACTATTGTTTTTTCTTCTTCATCTTCGTCCCAAAATAATATAGTAGCTCCTTTGTTTATTATATATCTTTTAGGTAGTTTTTCTTTTTTTCTTTCGTCAGTAGTCCATTCTCCTAAGAAGTATCTCTTATAAAAATCATCATTATTCATATTACAAGTTAAAGTTATACTATCACTATCCCCACTAATACATTCTACAGGCATTCCATTAATCTTAATACCTTTCATTCCTATCTTTGCCATTTTATTACCTACTTTCTATAATTATATCTCTTAATTTATATCTAAATCTTTCTAGTATCTTCTTTAAATATATAAAGTCTTTAACTCTCATAGACTTGTTAATATATAAAACTTGTGTTTCTATATCGTATTCTGCATTATACTCGCTTAACCATTCAATTATTTTCATTTGATTCCTCTTCTATTTTAATTAGAGTATCTTTTTTTAATATTTTTACTGCACTTCTTACATCTTGAGAAGAAACATTATCTAGTTTTTTTATAGCTTTATTAATAATCTTTTCTAACTTAACAATATATCTTATTAAATCCCATTTTTTCATAGCGCTTAAAGTAAATTCAGTATGTTCTTTCATATTACCTCCTATATCTATTAACATAAGGTTTTTCAAATTCTACATATAATATACAAGCATTATCTCTAATTATCATAGCTTCTTCATATATACTTCTATCTAACTTATCTATAGCTGTATATTTATATTCTTCATTATCAAAGCTAAATATAAATTCGTAAGGATAACCCTTTCCTTCCATAGGTCTTTTCCTTCCCCATAATTCGTACATTATTCATCACCTTTATTTATTACATCTATTATTTCATTGATTTTATTTCCTAATTCTTTAAAATTACTATCTAATAATTGTATTTCTTTTCTTGATAAATAACTATTTTTTTGTATTTTATTAAAGGTATTACCTTCAACCCAATCTAATTTATATATCTTCTTATCTTCTTCTATTACTTCTACTTCATCATTTAGATATTTTTCGTTATGTACACAATACAACTTCACTATTTTCATAATTAAAACCTGTCCAATAATAATCTACACCACAATATCTTATTTGTTTGGGTACTTCTTCACCATTTGCTATTTTATTCAAAAGTTCTATTACTTTCATATTATTCCTCCACTTTTTCTACTAAATCTGCTTTTATTAAGTCATATAATGTATCTAGTTCAATATCAGTATTAAATAAATTTGTACAAATAGATATTTCTCTTGTTTTTTCATCTACATAAACTTTTTTAGCAGTATTCATATCTATATAATCATCATATCTTTTTGGTTCTTTGATATAAATTAGAGGATAATGTTCAAATCCATACTTTTCTAATTCTTTCAAATCTACATTATCTTTAATCTTTAACATTCTTATTCCTCTATTCTATATTCCATTTGTGAAAATTGTTCCTTTGTTACTATTGAATGAATTTCTACGTATTTTAAAGGTAGCCAATTTACAATTATATGTAAATCATCTTCGGCATACATAGGGAATGCCAAGCCTTCTTCATATTCTCCATTTTCATTTATCCAATCAGCACTCATTACTTCACTGCCATTAACATAATCTCCAACTCCTATTAAATCTATTATGTTTGGTGATGATTTAATTACATCATTTGTATCTAATCTAAATGTTTCATCTCCCCACTCATCGCCTATTACATCTTCTAAATAAAATGTACCTATTTCATCTATTTCATCTATTCTATTGATTCCTTGACATCTATCAAGTCTTACATAATCTCCTACTTTCATATATTCTCCTTATCTAATATTTTAAATAAATCACAAGGTCTTGCTTGAATATTAAAACTTATTTCACTAACGACAAGTTCTCCATCATCATTAGTGAATTGACAAGAATATTTTTTTGCCCATTCTCTTACTTCTTTCATAATATTTATTAATTCTAAATTCTTAATATTTAATCGCATTATTTTTTCTTCTTGTCTTTCTATTTTCTTTAATGCTTTTTCTAATTCATCATATACTTCCATTACTCTTTATCACTTCCTTTTAGTTCTTGTAAGTATTCTTCAAACATTCTTAAATCAAATTCGTTTCCTCGTAGTATACTTCTTATTCTTTTCAAATCTTCATAACCTACTGAAAGAGTCTTTTCATTTTGATATACATTTATTGCTTCTATTCCTTTATTTATATTATTATTTAATCTTTCTATTTCTTTGTCTTTTCTATCACATATATCCAGTATTCTTCTTATTCTTTTATTTTTTTCTTTAATAATATTTTTATAATTAAATTCCATATTTACTCTTTATCACTTCCTTTAATATTTATTTATAAGATTATAAAGCTCTTTTAAACACTCGTGTTCTTCTACACTTATCTCGCCATTAATTATAAATTTTAATATCTTTTTCTAATTCATTTATGATATTATTTAGCCTTTCTATTTCTTTATCTTTTTCTTCTTCTACTTCATCACTAGCATTTTGTAATATCATATAATCTTCTTTTAATCTTTTTATTTCTTTGTCTTTTTCTTCTAATTGTTTAACACATTCATTAAATGCTTCCATTATTTCATCTAATGTACCTATTTTATGAAATTCAGTATTTTCTTTCACTCTTTATCTACTCCTTTGAGTTTATTTAACAATATTTGAGTATCGTATTCCTTATAATTGTGCTGATAATTACCATTAATATCTTCCCGTACATCATCAACTTCCCATAAACAAGGTATTTCATTTTCTATATATTCTATTGCTTTATCTACTTTTTTAGCTTCGTCATAGAATTTACTTTCCCATTTTGTACTTTCTGCTGTTAGTCTTCCTATTTCTTGCTTTAATTCGTGATTTTCTTTGTAGTACAATATTGCTTTTGCTTTTGCTAATCGTTCTTCATTCACTTATTATCGCTCCTAATCTATCAACGGAAAATTATGTTCTATGCAATATCTAAAATCACTAACACCCTCAAAAAAGCCATAACTTATAGTGTCTTTTCTATTTCTAATATCTATGTATTTATTTGAAATATCTAAAAGTAATTTATGCCCTTGATATGTTATCTTAAAAAATCTTCTATCACACATTGTTGTATAAGGAATATTAAAATCTTTTAAAGTCTTTTCAACACTATTTTTTCTTTGCTCTAATCTATTCACTCTTTATCACTTCCTCTTAATATATTTTCAAGTGTTCTTAAAGCTACTATTGTGTTAGTTGGCATTGAAGTATGAATCCATACGTCATCTATGTAATTTAAAGCCTTTATGATTCTATTAGCATAATCTTGATAGTATTTCTCATATTTCAAACTATCTTCAATGAATCTTTCGAGATTCGTTATTCTTGCCACACAAGGAACATTTTTACTAACGTAAAGAAATGTTTTGGGAGTTCTAACAGCTGTCTTATCATCTGCTTTTTTCTCGTTGACTAACTTGATTCCGTAATCGTGAGGCTTTAACGATTTATATTGTTTCATAACTCGCCTTTCTATACTTTTCGCTTAGAATCTTTGGCGTGCAATAATTCCAATAAATTTTATGATGTAATCTTTTGTTAGATTGTCCCATAAGACAAACTTTACAACAGCTAGGATTATACATAACGGTAATAAAGCTTTTATAATATGTACCTTGGTCTACGTAAATATTAGTTAAACCTCCTGGATTAGATTGCGTAGCTAATTGGTCTAAACTACATTCAGCAGTAGTAAAAACTAGTTCTCCTCTGCTACCTAATGTGACATACATATTAACATCTTCGTTAATTCTCCCATAAAATTGAAATGGTCTGTCTGTTCTACAAAAAAACGAGTTCATTGCTTTTCTAGGTAGCTTCTGTTTAAATACGTTAGAATCTGTGCCACCTATAAAATCTCCTGTTTGAGCTAGTGCTACCGTTTTTATGTTTGCACAATCTAAGAAATCTAGCATAGCTTCAAAAACTTTGTCTATGTGTCTGCAATATATGCTTTTTAATACTCCGTCTTTTTCAACTCTAAATCTAAAGTTTGTATAATCATCATCTAATACAAGAAAGTAGTCTAAATATAGTAGTTTTGCTATCTCGTGACATTTATTTCTTGCATATATAACAACTCTTCTGTCATTTAAATTGTCGCCTATATCAAAAGTTCCGTCCATTTCTTTTTTGCTAAATATAAATACTTTTTCTTTATAAAGTCTTCTATACTCTTCTAGTTGGTTATCTTCATCATCACAGATTATATATATCTTGCCTGTATAGCCTGCTCTTTCAAGCGCTTTAATTGTTAAGACGTTATTTGCTCTTCCGTGGCTTAAGATAAATACAGCAAAATTAGTCCTCATACTCATCACCATTTTCTAATAAATCTTCTTCTTCAATAGCGCCAAATCTGTTCATTAATAACGTATAGCCTTTAGCTATTGCGTCTTTAAAGTCTATTATTACTAGAGCAGAATCTTCCATAAGCTCTTGCATTTCTTTTGAAGCGTGAGCGTAATATTCAGCTATTTGTTGATAGTTAAATTGTAAGTGTCTAGTCGCCGCATATTTTAAAAATTGTTTCTCAGCTTCTTCTACGTGAGAATCATCTATCTTTCTTAGTAATTCAAAATATTTATTATAATTTACTATTGTATAAATATTAGGTTTTTCTCCTGTTATCTCGTATTGAGGTATATTAACTTTAGCTGTGTAATTGTTGTCTTTTAATTCTTTTTCTGCTAAGTCTTCTTCTGCGCCAAATAATCTATATTGTGTAATTTTACTCATCTTTTCACCTCTTTTTTAAAATAAATGCTATTTTGTTTAAAGCAAAAAGCAAATCTTCTTTATCAAAAACATCTTGATTCTCTATGACATTATTTAAATATCTAAGAGCTTCTTCTGTCTTTTGCTGTTTTTTAATTCCTTTAGCAGTTAGTATTCTTAACCATTTAACTTCTTGCTCTAAATCAGCTAAATGACCTGCTGTTTCTATACTTAATATTTCGTAATTCATAAATTAAAAAGAGAGTTATTTTATAAAATTTAATAACCCCCTTTTCTCCTTTCTACCACTTAATAGTGTCTTTCAAATACCCCTCTTCAAACTTTCTTCCTTGCGTCATTTGAGTAAATATATCAATTAGTCCTCTTAGTAACTGATAGCAATGTATAGAATCACTATCTTCTAAATTTTCATATATCGTATACAATATTTCTCTATATAATTTAGATATTTCCTCAAAAGTAAATTCTCTTTCTAGCAAGCCTTGATATTCGTATATTTTTTCTATGTCCATTTTTAAGACTCCTTATGTTTTAATGATTCTTTTGTATGTTTCAATAATGTTTTGCTACCAGATTCATAACCAAACTTTTTGTAAAGTGTCTTTCTATACTCTGTATACAAGAATACAGGGTAAGATAAATTCACGTTGTATACATCTTCAATAGCTTGTAAACAAGTTGGAACAGAGTTCCATCTTCTCATAATAGATGAATCTTCTTTTAATCTTTCTTTTAATCTTTCTAAATCTAAACAATCTAAGTTTCGGCATATCAATAATGCTTGTTCTAAGCAACTTTTTGAGCCGTTTTTATAATTAAAATATGACATAATTTCTGTAATATAATCTAATTTTTCTTTTGTTTGTTCATAATTTCTTTCGGTAAAATCAAAATCACCTTTGTAGATTTTTTTACTATATTTTGTTCCACCTTGTGAAGCCATAACTATTGTTATTAAAGATAAACCTTTGTAAATTTCGATTAAATCTTGTAAATAAATATAAGATTGTAAACCTCTATCTGCATAAGACTTAATGTAATCTCTTAAAGTCCAATTAGTTTGGTGAATATTCATAGATAAACATTCTTCTATACCAGCGCCTTTATGTACTATATACTCAATAGGCATTTGTAAGAATTGCAATGCTTTTAGTCTACCTTGTCCGTCTATTACTTCCATATTCTCGTTTACTATAATTGGTGATGTAATATAACCTACATTTTTGATACTATCTATAATCTTTTTAACTCTGCTAGGAGATACTTCTCTATTCCCTTTTAATTCTTTAAATATTTCATATTTTTTTGTACTTTTAACTTCTTTCATAAATAATCCCTCTTTCTATTAATTGTTAAATTCTTCAAATCTAACAGCTTCCATCTTTTTTTTGATGGCATTTATTTTTTCTTCTGTACTTTTATAAGCGTTTTTAAACCTTGCCAAGCTACATTCCTTATCTGCCAATGAATTTATATCGTCCTTACTCATTCGTGTCGCCACGCCCTCAAAATAGGACATAGCAGGTGGTTTGCCGTCTTGCCAATGTTTCCTTTCTTCTGTTGTATTAATAGCAGTATCAATTTTAATCTTTGTTTTTAGTTCTATAACATCTTTTGTTAATCTTGCAATTACCTCTCCAATTATGTAATTAAGATTTGAATAGACTTCTAAGTTATGAGCATATTCATACATAGTGTTAGGCTCTTCAAGTAATTGTTGAAATACATTTGAATACATTTCTTTTAAATCTTTGCTTGTTTTGTTTTTTATGTTAAACGGATTAAATAAGTATTCTTTCTCTTGCATTAGAAAGGTAGGTCCTCATCTGTAATTTCTACTTCGTCTAACGTAACTTCTCTACCCAAGTCTGCAAAATCATCTTTAACATCTTGTTTAACAACATCTTTTTCTTTGCTGTGTTCAATAGTATCTGCGATTCTTTCAAAGTCCATTACAAAGATATAAGGAATAGTAGCTTTATCTTTACTATTGTAAAAAGTAAGAAAAGCATTTTTTAAATATATTCTTTCTTTGTTATGAATCTCAACATCTTGTTTAAATCGAATATCTACGTAACCATTTTCATATTCACCATTCTGTAGTTTTCTTGATAAACCTATCTTGTAATATTTCTTGCCATTATATTCTTTTGTAAATATCATATATGGCTTATCGCTTTGTATATTCATTCGTAGCTAACCCCCAAATCTATTTCCATTTCAGCATATTCATCAATAACAGCTTGTCTTTTAAGCTCATCTGTTCCACACATCTTCAAAGCTAATTCACCAAATCTACGATAAGAACTTTTATATTGAACTTCTTGGTTAATAGGTATAACTTCTTTAGCTTTAGTGTTTAAGTTATAAAGATTGTGATATTCGCTTTCTTCCATATTTGCTGTTTTTAATTCGCTCTCTAATCTAAGTAATTGATAAATATTCATATCTTGTAAGTGAGTCCAAATTTTTTCTTCTAAGTAAGAATCTAAATCTTCTTTACGCATACCCATTTTTTTATAAAGCTCATTGATAGTTAATTTAACTTGATTCATTGCGTCTGTCATAGATATAAAAATGCCTTTAGCTATTTCGTAAACATTACCTTCTTTAGCTTTCTTCATATCTTCTGCAGAAGCTACAGCTATATCTACTCCAAATCCTGCGAAGCCTAAAGCTCTACCAACAGCAGATGTTTCACAATTTTCTACCATTGATGTTTTATTTATGTAATCTTTCTTTTCATCACCTGTTAATGTTTCACTAGCTGTACCTGTAGCTATTGTGATTCCGTTTTCATTTCTAACTACTGCTCTAACTCTTACATAGTCATCTTTTATTTCTTCGATTTCAGTAGTTATAGCTCCTGTTGGATAAACTTTTCTATAAGCTTTGATTCTTTCATTTACAGAAGCATAATCTTTGCCTTTAATATCTGTAGTTTTAATTTCTTCGTTAGCTTTTTTAATTTGTTCATAACTTACTTTAAATTCATTCATTAATTTTAATCCCCTCTTCTGCTAATTTGTCATAGTCGTCTTCGTTTAATGTAGCTTGTATAGCCTCTATAGTAGCTCTCAACTCATCATTTTCTTCTTTAAGTCTTTGACACTCTTTTTGATATGAGTTTAATAACCCTGGTGTGTTTTCTTCTTTTCTTGTTTCTACATCATCAATAAAATCTTGTAATTTTTCTTCTGCATATTCTCTCGAATCTTGCGTGTCATATAAAGCAATCAAAAGATTTTCTTCGTTTATATAATATTTATCTTGAATGAATACGATTTCATATTTTCTATAATTAGCTTCTTCTAGTCTTCGTATTAATCGCACATCTCTCTCATCTAATTCAATCATTTCATTTTCTCCTTCAAACGATATTTAAATTCATCTTCTTTGTTTTTAAATACCCACTTATTACACCAATGACACAATTTCTTTTTTTCACAAGATTTAAAAGCAATGCTATGACCACATTTACATTTAATTGTATTTCTAGTTCTTTCATTATGAATCTTTTTAATATTTTCTTGTGTGCCTCTACTCCAAATCGTCATTTTTTTAATATCGTAGACAACCATTGTTTGCACTCCTTTTTAGTTTTTGCGTGAAATTTATCTATTGAATAATTTTGATGAATCTCCCAAACAATCCAACAATTTAAATAAATATCTTTTTCTATTTTGTAGTTCTGCATAATACTTTTTCCTCAAAATACCAAATAGGAATTTTACCTTGTATTGTTACTGCGTTAGGGTAATCTTTTTTAAAAGAATCTCTTAATTGACGTATAATGTCATATGCTTTAGATTGACTACACTCTATAAGTTTCTTTATATCTTCTACTCCATAAAATTCTTTCATTTTTTTTCATCTCTTTCTTTGTAATAAGTATCTATCACCATTTTTGTATCTCTAATTCTTTCTTCATTAGTCATACGAGGTAATATAAACTCTAAAGCTTTTATATATCTTTCATTAAATTCTTCATCTGTCATACGATATAATTCAGCTTTATCTGCAAGCTCTCTATTTAAATATTTTTTATATTCTCTTTCTATGTGTTTTATACTTCTACATCTATCTTCGTGGCCTGCTAGTTCTAATCTGTTAAACCATCTACCACAAAATTGACAAGCTACTCTACCTAGACTATTAGTTTTCTTGTCTTCTGTAGTTAATAAGCCTCTAATTAGTTGGTAAGCGTCTGGGTCTCTGCCATAATTATTTTCACTTTTTAAAAAGTCTTCTAAATTCTTTTTAATGTCTTCAAAATCATAAGGTCCCATTATTCTCGTCCATTCGTTTAACATTTCTTGATAGATACTATCTCCTAATCGAGATTTAAAAAACGGTCTATGGATAACAATTAAATCAATCAACTCTTTTACCTCTAGTTTTGTCATCTATTCCCCTCCTTTTAAAAATTCTTCTTCTATTTGTTTAAATCTTTCCTCTTGTAATTCTCTCTTAGTTTTATGTTCTGCTTGTTGTTTAGATTCTCTTTTTTCCCAAGTTCTTACACAAGCTTTCCAATCTTTCATTTTATTCTTTCCAATTAACCAATCTTTACTTTCATAAAAATCATAGAACGCTTCGGCATTTATGCCGTTATTTCTTTCTATGCAATAAGTTTGTATTTCTTCGATTGTTGGTTTAATAAAACTTTTTCTTTTTATATTTTCTTTTTTTATATCTATACTCTTATTATCTATATCTCTATACTCTATACTCTTATCTCTAATCTCTTGTGTTACATCAATGTTACATTGTAACGCTTTCTTTTTTCTCCATTCTCTTACTCTTTTAGCGCTAGATGTTTCACTACCAACCATATCTTCAAAATTAGAAATTTTAAGTATTTTATTTTCTTCTTCATAGATAAGTCCAAGCTTTTTAAATAGTTCTAAAGCTACTGCAACCGTATCATAATCAAAATATTTTGTATCTCTTACTATTTTTTTTATGTCATAAGGTATAATAACTTCATTAATTTTATTTTCTAAAAATCCATTACTATTAGCAGTATTTAGACATAACATTTGATATAAAACTACATATTGACAGCCATTTTCTTGCGATAGCAAAAAATCTATATCTTCTCTGTCAAAAAAATCTGTTTTTAATTTAATCCAATAAAATCTTTTGTCATTCATATTCAGCCTCTCACTACATCTAATCCAACGCCAAATATTAAGCAGTTAAATAGTGCAGTAAGAACACCAAACCACGTGTAAGTAGCTCCTAGAAAAATTAATAAAATAAAATCTAAAGCTAATCTTATACTTGCAACCCCCATAAGAATCTTTATAAATAATGTCTTTCTACTTTTCATTTTTAATCTCCTTATGTTATAATTTTTTCAAGAAGCTTTACTTGAGTTTCTTTTTCTTTGCCTTATTGATTGTCTGGCTTTTTTCTATCTAATAGAATCTGTCTAATATATGAAGCAATAGCAAGTTGTCTACTTTCTGCTTCTTTTATTAATTGCTCTTTTAAATCTTTAGTTACTAATACGTGTATATAGTATTGTTTTTCTTTTTCTTCTTTCATAAATTTTCTCCTTTCTACTAATAATATTAAATCATATTTAATACTATTGCAATATTAAATCGTACGCTTTACACAAATTTAACAAATCAAAAAAAGAGTGTTTTGCTCTAGTAGAATTTTGCGTTAAATTCTTTGATGTACCATTTGCTATAGCTTTTACTTTTGATTCTTTCATATTAAATTTCCTCCTTAAAATCCATTCTTAACATTAATTCGTATTTAATAGCTTTACAATAATCTTCAAATGTTGACGACCAATAATGATTCTTTAATTCGTCTAATAATTCGTCTGTAGTAGCTTCTTGTAATTCTTGTTGAATAGAATCAGGCTCGTTTAGAAAACATAGTCTACAATCTTCTATGTATTCTTCTGTAGATTGATTTAACTCTGCTAATACTTTCTCAATATAGTTCATAATTAATCAACTCTTTCTGTTATCTTTTAACTATAAAGCCGTTTTTAGTATGAGTAATTGTTACGTTTATGTTTTCTAACATTGTTATAAAATCATTATAACTTTTCAAGTCATTAATTATAAATTGTTTGTTTATGTAGTCATCTTCTGTTTCTATTAGTTCATCAATTACTATTTCATCTTTGTCATTTTTAAATAATTCACAAATGTCCCAGCCTAACTCATCTAACATTTTTTTGTCGTTATTGATAATTGTGTATTCTGTTACCTTCCCGTTTTTGTTTACTCTAAAGCTTCTTTTTTTACTTTTCATAAATAATCTTTCTCCCTTTCTTTTGATTATAGTAGTATTATACTACAGAAAGAGTATTATGTCAAATTCATCTATTTTTTGAATTAATACTTTCCCACATTCATTTTAATATATATTGTGTGATTAATCAAATTTTGCTATTATATATAACGTGATGTTTTATGAGATATAAAAGTAATGAATTAAAGAAACTAGAAGATAATAGATTCTCTGTATTTACAGAAGAACTTTACAAATGTTATTTTTGTCCAAAGCCAAGAGCAGACTTACACGAGATTCTTTATGGTAGGAATCGCCACAACTCTATGAGATATGGCTATGTACTGCCTTTATGTCGTCAACATCATAGCTCTTTTCATCATAACCACGTATTAACTAAAATGTGGTCTGCAAAATGTCAACAGCATTTCGAGCAAAATCATACTCGAGAAGAGTGGCTTTCTATTTTTTACAAAAACTACATAGAATAAATTTATAAGATACAAAAAAGCTAGGATTTACTCCTAGCCTTTTTGCTACATAAAAAGATACTGGGTACTTTATAAGTACCATAGAATAAAAATACAGATTAATGCAGGAAACTCTATATTTTTACTCTATGTTACCTATAAGGTAACATATGGAATATCTAATTATTCTCAAACATTATTACGTCCGTTTGCAAGACGAGAGCCATTGGCTACTACGGGTTGCCTAGTCTAGCATTGAGTTAGCTATCGGCAATGGAGTATTTAACTCCTCTAGTTGTTATTTTGGTACTTTATAAGTACCATAGAAAACATATACCCTTAGCTAAGTATCTTAAAGGTGTTTGTACCTCTTTTTTACAATATACGTTCTCTACGCTACCTATAAGGTAACGCTTACTGATATGTTGCAACTACCAATAATAAACAAAACGAGAAAGAACCGACAATAACCTCGATTCTCTGGTACTTAATAGTACCTTAGAATAGATAAATAGGAATCAGTTTGGTGGTTTTCTTATGCGAGACCTTTTGCTGGTTTCACTTATTAGTCGACTAATAAAACCTTTTACTGCTAGTGGTAACTAGTTATTACGATATTCCGTTTCGTATACCTCTATACTACTCTTTTATCTACTCTAAGCTACTAGAGAGCAGAAACCTTAATAACTCTCTATAGCCAAGGATTATTTAAGAAAGTGTATCGTACTAGATACATTTATATTATATCATACTTTTGTTAGATATGTATTTTTTTTGTCTTTAATACATATATAGCCAGAATAATTTTTAGCCCAATATGAATCTCCTTCTTTTACTACGCTTAAAGCTGTTATATTAGTGCCTTTTTTTATCACAGCATTGTTATTAGGCTTCTTACTTGTTAAAGCTGTTTTCATAACACTAGTACAATCTTTAACTTTTACTTTAGTACCATTAGGAGATTTACGTATATTCATATCGTAATTACACTTATAGATTCCTTTAGTTGGTGCGTCTGTATGATATTTTAATTTACTTCCATATTCTTTAATAGTCTTTGGAGCAAAAGATTGTCCTGGGTAAAGTTCAAAATAATCTATAGGATTTACCCAATTATTAACACTATAAGAGAATGAATCGCTTTTATATAAACCATTATGAAAATGATAAGGAACTTGTTTCCACTTGCCTTTTTTGTCTTTGTAATGACCTGTATTGCCCGTATTTCCTATTTGTTGACCTCTAGTAACCTTTTGTCCTTTCTTTACAAGAACTTTAGATAAATGGCCGTAATCTGTAAAAAATCCGTTATGTTTGATAATTATTACATTGCCACCTTCCCATTGGTTTTGTATATCGTAAACTACGCCATCTCCATTAGCGTAGACAGGAACTTTTTTGCCTCCGTGAAGCATACTCCAGCCTTCATCTATTCCTATGTGTTTATTGCTACCACTTTTCACAAAGCCTTGTGTGATTCCATTATATTTTAAAGCATATTGAAATTCCATTATTCTTCACCATCTTTCTTTTTGCTAAAATAAAATGTAAATATCATAGTTGCTATTAACATAAAGTCTTTTGATTCTATTTTATTTACAACAAAGCCGTATATAAAACCACCTGTTATTAGAATTGTTATTATTGATTTTAAATCAATGAGCTTTGCTATCTTTTCTTTCATATTAAGCCTCACTTTCTTTGACTATGTAGTTTGCCATTGTACTCCAGTTATTAGCAACTATCCAACTATCGTATAGCGAATCAGGTACTACAATTTTTGCGTCTGAACTTATACCAGTAAAAGCATTTGTATTTCCTAAAGATGGTACACTCGTACATTCAGTAAAATCAAAAATTTTAATACTATTGCAGTTATAAAAAGTTGTAGATAATACATACATTGTTTCAGCACTAAATTTAAGTGTAGCTAAACTTTTACATTCTCTAAATGATGATGAGGTTGCGTTATAATATTCCCCTATTATTTCTTTCAAAGAATAACATTGATAGTAATTAGACGCTGGCGTAGATTCTTTTGTTGTTAAACATATTCTTTTTATATTGTAATTCTTATAAAATTCGCTTGCACCATCATTTTGGCTTAAATTGTTTGGTAGTGAAACAATTTCTAAACTTGAATTACTAAATAAACGTGAACCCATAGTAGTAACAGAAGAAGGAATTGTTACATATTTTAAAGAATAACAATCTGCAAAGCAATTCAAATTATCGTTAGGTGATATTGATATATTATTATGAAAAGTAACACTTTCTAAACAAGAACAACTATTGAACATATTTACACTTATTTTTTTTAAATTACTACCAGCTTCAAATTTATATATTGAACTTGTATACACGTCTAATCCACCTGTATTTCCATCTAAAGTTAAAATAGGTGTCCTAGACGAAGATGAATAAAAAGCTATTTCATCTTCACTACTTATTGTTATTATATATTTGCCGATTGTCGAATAAATGTGTTGAGTATAAATAGTAGTGTTTAACGAAGTACCTGTGATTGTCGAAGTAGTGTCATCTCCCCACTCTATAAGAGCAGAGCCATTAACTGCTACACCAAATCTAGGAGCTAATCTGTTGCTATCTATTAAGTTTATATATACTCTCGTTTTACCATCATCTGTAATATACATTTGTCCTATATCTAATTTTCCGTAAGAATTTACATAAGTTTTAGCTTCACTTAATGACCAATTCCAACCTTGAGCAACCAGCCCCTCGTGAGTAGGATTTTCTGGCAATGATTCTAAAGCTAAAAATTCTGCTTTTGTATAAGAATGTACTATAGTTCCTTCATAATCATAAAAGTTTACATCTTTTTCTTCTACTTCCGTAGTTCCCCCTCCACTTGGAAGATTTGCTATAGCAGTATCAAAATTTGAAGCTTGAATAGTAGCAGACGTGCCACCTTTCGTTCTAATTGCGTCTGCTACATCTGTTAAGAAATGTCCTAAACTATCCGTACGAGCCATTTTAATAACCTCCTTGCAATGCGTCTGTTATAGCACTAGCTATACTATCATCTACATATTTTTTATTAACTAATTGATTATTCGTTGTTGGCGTTACACTTGATTCTGGTAGTATGTTATATGTTTTCTTAGCTATTATTGTTTGACTATCATCTAAAGTCATAATCTTTCCTATATATGCGCCTGAACGCAATGATAAATTATTATTATCAACCATAAGTGAAACATTATAATAGCCTTTTGTAGTTGAACTAGATGGGTCACGATAAGTTTCAGCAAAAAGCACTAGTTGTCCTTGAGTTGCTGTCGAAACATCTCTTAAGATTGTGAAAACGCCATTAATTAAGTAAGAAATTTCATAGTAGCCAGATGTAGAACTTGTTTTTCTATATTTAAGAGTTGTTTTTGGCTTATTATATTGGTCTACTAATTGATAAACACCTATTTCCAATTCATCTAAAACAATAACGTCGCTACTTCCTATTACAATTTTTTTATAAGGTATATCAGGCTTATCATTCAAATCATTATATGAACCACTTGTAGCAACACTTGATAAGTCACTATGTGTTACATAATCACCGCTAGGCTGTATACATAAATCACTTAAAGATTTATTACCACTTAAAGTTACATTATTGATACTAGGCTTATTGGTTAAATCTGTATAATCGCTAGTGCCACCACTACCACCTGTTGAACTTATTGTCATTGTGCTTCCACTTTGAGTGATTGTTATGTTTTGACCTTCTTCAATAGTCAAAGTATTTACGCCATTAATTTTAGCGTCTGCTCCATTGTCGCCTTTGACACCTTGTATTCCTTGCTCACCTTGTAAACCTCTTTCGCCTTGTTCTCCTTTGTCGCCTTTTGGGCCTGTAGCTCCTTGAATTCCTTGAGGGCCTTGTTCTCCTGTTGCGCCTTTTTCTCCTCTATCGCCCTTAGCTCCTGTATCTCCTTTGTCACCTTTATCTCCTTTTGGGCCTTGAGGGCCTGTAGCTCCGTCTTGACCATTAAACTCGCCGTCTGCTACTCTTTGTTTTAAATCTGTAATATAAGCTTCTCTTTCTGCTTCTGCAGATACTCTCAATCTTTCATTCGTGATTCTTGAATTTTCATTTGTATTTCTTTGAGCTTCTGCAGATTCAATAGCACTTAATTGTATATTAGCGTTGATTAGCCAATTATCTATCGAAGTTGGCATTTCGCCTTGACCTACTTCTAAACAATCGTGAACACTTAAAGTAGCTTGTAGTGAGTTCCAAACTTCCGTATTATTGACAATTTGTAATTGAAAAGTAATTGATAATTGAGAAACTAAAGTTTGAGTAATTACTAAATCAAAGCTGTTTTCTTCATCATTACGTGTTAATGGGAAAGATATTAATTCATCATTTATGTCTTTTAACGTAGTTAATAATGTTGCAACGCCGTCTGGCATTACATCAAATTTAAATCTTAATAAATCTACTTCATTATCTGTTCTTACAGCTAAGCCAAGAGTATCTAAAGTACCATTTTCTAAGATTCTACTATCTTTATATACTTTGATTATTTTTATCATTTAAACACCTCCTATTTTAATCTATAAAAAGTTACAACAAGGTCAAAAGGAATATAAAATGACGCAGTTCCATAGCCTTGTGCGTTGATTGTATGTGCCACACTAGTTGTAAAATCAGCTATTCTCCAAGCTTCAAAGCCACTAAAAGAATTAACTTTTATAGGAACAGATAATCTTTGGCTGTTAGAAAAGTTCCCGTCTATTCCTCCTTGTATAGTACATATTTCTACAACATTATTAGAAGCTCCTGCAACAGAACTACTAAATTCAACTAAATATCTGCCTGCAGGAATAATGTCTGTTAGCATATCTGTTGCTAAATATTGCCAAGAACCAGATGGTAAATTAGTAGTTACTCTAGGTGCTATATATTCATATTTATCTCCCCTTGGTGCCATTTCATTAACAGCACTTACTATACTTGTTTTATCAGTTGTTTCTAATTCAGTTAAATCTCCTACTTCTGCAAGTAGATTTTCTTTAGTAATACTTTTAGTTTCATTGCCTTGTACTATAGGTATTAAATCAGTATTGCTTATAGTAGTAGTTTGTGTAAACTCGCTAATTTTTATTTCGTTTTCTTCCATTACTTACCAATCCTTTCTTTTAAAGATTCTATTTCTTGTTTTAACAATTCTATTTGTTCTTGCTGTTCTTTAATTGCTTGTATACATATAGAAGTCATATTGTTATAATCTGCTCCGTCATTATCGTTATTAAGCATTTCTGTAGGAGTTTTTCTGTTTTTGCCAATAACAACGCCAATATGAGGTTTATAGTCGTCTGCTTCTTCTTTATAATTGAACGAATAAACATCTGTATTTTTAATTAATTCTAAAGCGTTATTAAACATCTTAATATTCTTTTTATATTCTTCTAAAGAACTATTATATAAATAAACTCCTGTATATGAAGCTTCTATTATTTTTCTATGACCAATATACAATAAAAACTTGCCGTCTGTTTCTAAAATATCGCTATATATTTCTTTTGGTCTTAATGTAAATGAACTCACACTTGTATAAGTTGTACTATAGCCAGATGTTCCATTACATTGCAAAGTAATGTCGTTATATTGTGGCATATCATCTAAAAAAGTGCATTGAATATATGAGTTGTTAAATCTATACCACATAGCGCCAGATGTGTCATAGGTACTTGCATAAAAGCCGTTAGAATGTTCCTCTCCATTACTCATTGTTATTTCGTGAGAACCTAAGCTCGCATACCCGTTGCTATCTGTGCTGTGAATAATAAATTGTGCTGTTTGTTCAGGTCCGTATAAATCTATATTCCCTCCATTTATAGTTGCGTCATTGCAAATCATATTTCCATCTAAATCAACAGCAAATCCACCATTAATAGTTGTATATCCCTCAAGTTTGATATTATCAGCTTTTACATTAAATTCTGTTCCATTGTCTGCGTTTTGTCTTAATTCTGCTGTTGCTAATTTGCCTTCACTATCAACTTTTAAGACTATTTGTTTATTAGCTTTATCTACTCTTAAAGAAACATCATCTATATTAGCTGTGCTTGTTACATAATCTTCTTGTCTTTCTTCTGGTACTTCTGTAAATATAGTTTCTTCTAGGCCTTGCACTACGTTAATTTCATCATTTAATAATAAGCAATCATATTCGTTTTCATCTATTTTTACTTTGTATTTATCATTAAACTCTAAATAAGTAATACCTATAGAAGATACATCATTTAAAGAATAAGTTAAGCCATTTAATACATCAAACATTTCTTGAAAATAATCAGCTCTATCATTCCCTTCTAAGAAAGGATTGTCTTTTATTTTAATTTGTGTTACTCCGTTAGCTTCTATTGATTCATCATCTTTTATTTCAATAACATCTGTATCTTCACTACGAGAGAATAAGATTGAATTAATAGGCCCAAACACTTCGTTAAATTTTACGTTAGTGTCTTTGAATGAATCAGCGTATAAAGTTAATTTCCCATAAGGCTTATATTCTCCTGTTGTTTGACCTTTTTCTAATTGGCAACCGCAAACATATAATTCGCTATTACCCCATTGTCTTATTAAAACGTGTTTAGCTACAGCTAATTGTTCTTCTGTTGCTTCAGGATTAATTTGCCATACAACAAAAAATCTTTGCCATTCATTTGTTACTAAGTTTGTAAAACGCCAATTACCATCACCATACCCTTGATTATGATAATTATTACTTGTTGTTATTACTCTATTTCTAGCATAATTTGTATTTCCATAAAAGAAACATTCTAATTTACTGCCTGTTCCTACATTACCTTTTGCCCAAAAGCTAAATGTAAATATATCGCCTGCTTTAAAATCAACATTAAAATTTCTTCTAACATTTCCCCATTCGGCAAAAGATTTTTGCGTAGTAGTAGTATAACTAGTCATATTGCCATATCTTACATTACAAAAATTATAATAAGTATCTGTTAATACAGATATATTTGTGTTAAAGCCCGTTACGCTATCAAAATCTTGCGAATTAATTATATAATTATCGCTTTGAGTTTCTTGAGGAGGCATTATAACAAAACTATCGCCTATCATATAAGAAGAACAGCCTGTTACTTCTGTAGCATAGTCTAATATATCTCTAAACGTAAAATTAGACTCACCTAGCGATTTTAAGATGTCATCTGTAATTTCCCTTTCACCGTTAGGAAAACTCTCTACATCAAGCTCTAAATCGCAAAATTCGCAACAATATTTAACTAAATCATATAAAGTATAAACTTCTTGTCTTTCGCTTATATCTTCTGCTACGTATGGAATCATAGTAAATAGCATTTTATCGTAAGCTACATATGAGTAAGTTTTAGTATCTTCGTTATATTCTTTTGAATGTACTATAAAATCGCCGTAGTCTACGTATTCATAACTACCATTTACTTTTAAACCAAACTTATAATTTACTATTGAGCCAACTTTCATATTTTGTTTTACTTCAAAATCAAACTCTTTCATCATAGTTTTAAGTAGTTGGCCGTGTGTTATCACTTTAGATGAATAAATATCTTCTGCTGTTATGTTTGTTGTGAAATCCTTGTTTATTTGCTCTGTAATAATTCTTTTTCCATCTTCTGTAATGATATACTTATTATCTTCTGTAATGATTCGATAATGATTGTAATAAGAAATGATAGAATCTATTTCTCTACCCATTTCTTTAATTTGATTTTTATATTCAGCACTTACTTGTTTCATTTACACCCTCCTACTCCTAGCTATTACGCTAATTGAAAATGACTCGTTAGCTCTAGCTACATTCGAGAATGTATTTCTATTTGTAGTCGCCCAATCGCCTGTATATGTTGACATTGTAGTCATAGCTCTTTTTACAGGGTCATAATAAGTAGTATTCTGTGTAGCTTTATCTAAAATTGGCGCTAGTGTTTCTAATTCAGCCTGTGTTAGTGGAACAAAAGTTAGCTTTAACTTAGGAAAAATTCCTATTAAAGTGCCTGTTTGTGTGCCTGCAAGATTCCTTCCACTATCATTACTCCATAATTTATTATAGCCATACTCAACTTCTAGTAAGTAATTCCCCATATTTACTCCGTCTATTGATAACGAATTTTTATTAATAAACATATGAATCACCTATTTCTTAGAAAATTATCATTATTAGATAATTGACTTACCTTTCTAGCTATTGTTCTGCCGTCAAGATTTGTTTCATTAGTTAGATTAATAGTGATATAACGGCCTATCGTGCTTCCTAGCTCTTCTAATAATTGAGAATCGCTAAGAGGCAAATAAGCTTCTCTTCCTGCTTCGCCTGCGATTGCATTACCACCAGCTACAGGTACTCCTCTACCTGGGTTGTTTAAGATTGTTCCTTTTGCTAATCTAGGTATTTTTTTAATATTAAAGCCATAATCTTTGCCACCGATTGAAATTTTGATTTTATTTAAACTGCTAGTAAAAGAATTTATTTTGTCTATAATCCAATTCAAGCCCCATTTAACAGCATTTGAAATTCCATCTGTTAAAGCTTTACCTATTTTTTTGCCAGTTTCAGCACTAAATACTTTCATAATTCTATCTTTAGCGTCTGTAAAAAATTTGCCTATTGCTTTAGGAACTCCTGAAAATAAATTGATAATACTTAAAACAACTCCTTTAATAACACCGATTATTGTCATAAATATTCCGTCAATTATTCCGAATATTCCCCTCCATATATTAGCAACACCTTCGCCCATTTTAATAAAAGCCTCTAATATTGTCTTTAAATTTAGCGTAGCTATTCCTTTGATTAAATCGAATACGCCACCAAATATTTGTCCGAAGCCTATTACAATCTTATTAATAGAAGACATAATTTCAACAATTCCCATCATTAACCAATCCCAATTTCCATAAGCTAATTTAAAAGCTTTAGGGTCGCTTAGTGCTTTGCCCATATCGTTAGTAGATTTTACGTAAGTTTCTTTCAATTCTTTAACTTTATTTTTAACCTTATCTAGGCCTTTAATAACACTATCTGTATCAAATTCTGGTGTAGCTACGCCACCACCACCTACGCCTCCTGCAGAAGCTGTATTATCTCCTAAAATATTCATTTCATCAAAACCAGCTAATGATTTTTGAATCTTTTGAGCGCTACCACTAGCAGACTTCATAGAACTAGCAAATTCTTTAGGCCCTTTGAATAAATCGTGACCGAATAATATCGTCCATATTTTGTTTATATAGTCCATAATAAGCTTCACAGCATTAATTATAAATTTAACGACAGGTGCAATAGCTTGTGCTAAGGCCCATTGAATATATTGTATTTGAGAAGCCATATTTTTGTCTTGTTGTGAAAGTGTACTCATAGCTCTACTAATCATACTATACGCACCACGTATTCCAAATAACGCTAGGCCCCATTTTGTTACTTTAGATATTATCCCAGATAAGCCTTTTGATAATTTTTCAAAGCCTTGTTGTTGATTTAATGCACTATTAGCATTAATTATTTCGCCTTTTAATAAAGCTTGTTTATTTACGTTGTTTTGTATTTTAGCATTTATTTTTCCCATTTCTTCATCTTGTTTTTTTAAGACTTCTAAAATTTTGTTTTGTTCATTTTCATAAGCTTGAGCTTGAGCCGTTAAAGCTGTTTCTCTTTCTTCGTATCGAAAAGTTGGATTTCCTAACAAACTTGTTTGTGTTTCAAGAGATTTTACTCTAGCTTTTTCGGCATATGTTTCTTGTATTTTTTGGTTCAATTCTTCGACTTTTTTTTCTGCGTCTGCTGTGTCTAATTCTAATTTTGTCTTCTGTTTTAATAGCATTTCATTTTCTCTTTCGTATTTAGAAAGTTCTTTTTTTAATGTTCTAAGTTCATCATCTAAATTAGATGAATCAAGTTTTGTTCCTATAGTTATATAGCCGTCCATATATTACTCCTTTCTAAGAAATTCAGCATAAAACTCTCTAGCACTTTGTTCTTGAGTTTTGCTAGCTTTCTTTTTATTCTTTTTGAGTTCTACAGCTTTTTTAGCCTTTCTTATTTTTTCTCTTTCTTTAGGGTCTTTAATTTCGCTAAGATTAAATGTTCTAAGATTCCTAACCCTATTTAATACACAGCAATTACCCATATCACTATTGGACAAGCCATTCATAAGCTCATAAAACTCCCAAAAGTGCATATCTGTTTTATTTAAGTCAATATGATAATCACTCATAAATGAAGCCTTTATATAAGGCATATCTTGTATAAAATCCATATCTCTTGGCTCGTTAGATGTTTCTATATTATCAACACCACAAGAAAGGTACTTTTTAGCCTTTTCTAACAACATTTCTCTGTTTTCAATATCTTCTAAAGCTTCTTCTCCAAAAAGCTTGTAAATAATAGCTAAAGCTCTTTCTATGTCATTTATATTTTCGTCTTCTGCTATAGCATTACATTGCAAAGCTGTTTTATATGATGTATTTATTTTATATTTTTTATCTCCAACTTTTACATATTCTGGGTACATTAAATCACATCATTTTCTACAGAATCTTTATACATTTCTTTTACTTTTTTTGTTATATTTTCCATACTCTTATCAAAATATGGAGCTATTTGATTAGTAATTATATCTGTTATTTCTGTTAAAGAAGTCCAACCCATCTTACGGCCATTAAGAAGCTTATCTGTTCCACCTTCTCCTAAAAACATATCTAACACTTCTTTTTCTCTTTTAAAGAACTCATTTATAGATTCTAGTTTTGCTAGCTCGTTTGAACTTAATAGTTTTTTGCCTTTATGGTCTTGCTTCTTATCTATTATCAAAAATTGATTATTTAGCCATATTCTATTTTTCTTTTCTTTTTCTAGCATTTCGTGATAGCGCAAGAATAATGAAGCGTCTTCAAAATCAAACTCTAAGACATTGCCTGTATCATTGCCTTCGCTATCTTTTATACCTAATCTTAAAATATTATCTTTTTTTAAATTTATAAAATTTTCTATCATTTTATAATCTCTCTTTCTAAATTTAAAAAAGGAGTCAAGGGCCAATCCCCTCAACCCCTTTAAGGTTTTTATAAACTTGCTGTTGGTGTAAATGTTGGAACACCATTTGTTATAGTAGAAGTTCCTTCTTTAGGGTCGCCATCAAAATAAATTGTATATTCAATAGTATCTCCACTATAAGTATCAACAACTATAGTACAATCAGTATATTTTGAAGGATAGTTTCCACCTTCTCCGTTCCAAGTATCTATTTCTAATATATGTGATTTGTAAGCTAATACATCTCTTCCTCTTTCAACAAATTCAAACTCTGGGTCGTTTTTATGACAATTTTGAGTTACTGGCATTTGTTTATCGTTTGAAGAGTGTTTAGTTCTTGCGTTTTTGTCAATAATCCATTTGATTCTGTCAACATTAGGATTATATTCGATATTAGCATTGCCATCTTCTACCCCAACACCAACAACTGCCCAAGTTGGTGAATTTGTTGCAGGAGTAGTATCAATGAATCTTACGAATTGTTTTGAGATTATCTCTTCAATTCCAGATGGTGTGTAATCAATGTCCATCAAAATCGTTCTTTCTAGCCTCGTTATTTAGTAGCGAATCCCCTAATTGTCTTTCGATTAATACTAAATCTTCGTATGTGAGAGGCTTAATATAGCCTAATTCATTTAATTTGTAGACTTGTTTTATATCATCTACTTTTACTTCTTCACCTTTAATGTATTTTTTATTATTAAAGATAAAGTTGATTCTAGCTATTATTTTCATTATTCCTCCCAATATGTAATTTGTATTTGTATATCAAACTCTGCTGTGTTTGTTTCAGCATAGTTCATAGTCGCACAATTTAAACATTCAATACTTTTTATATTTTCTATGTCAGGCAATATGCCATTTTTATTATTAGATTCAATAGTCTTTTCAAACTCTTCAAAAAAACCCATATTTTTTAAATTAGTCATAGTAGATTGTGAGTAAGACGTTCTACTTCTAAAAGAATAAACATCTCTTTGAATCTTAGTTCCTATAACCCATTTAGTAATAGTTTTTTCCATAGGTATTTTATCTAAAGAATAGTTGTTTGGCTCATTGTCTAAATTATTAGCATTTAAACTAAATTTATCGTTTTGAGTAAGAGAATTTAAAACGTCAATTAAGTATGCTCTTAACTTAGAAATTCTTTTATCTTCTATTGTCATACTCCACCTCTATTAAAAAAAGCTTGAACTTCTTTTACTATCTGTCGCATTTCTGCGCTCTTCATACGTTTATCCCAATGTGGACCTGTACCTGCTGTGTGATAATTTAATTTAGCTCCTGTGTAATGTTTTGGCTTTCCTTTTGGTGAAAACCAACCAATAGGCTCTGCTACTCCCTTTTTCATAATAGGAATATTAGGCCCCATTACTCGTCCTTCATACATATAATGTGCATAAGGAGATTTGTATGTTATAGAATCTGTTGCTAATTCTACATTGGAGGCCAAATCTCCTGTATCACGAGGCACATATTTGTCCATATGGTTATAGCACGTTTGAGTAAAGAACTTTTGAACTTTGCCATTCGGCTCAAGATTCAATTTAGCTCTTATTTTGCTGATAGGTTCTAAGTACATTATTTACCTTCTATATGAACGTGAGGAGTATTACCAAAAGTATTGTTATTAACACTTGTAATAATATATACTTCATAATCTTTTAAATCTTCTTGTGTTTCTATATCTAAATCAACTCTACCTTTTACCAAAATATCGCCAACAGAAATATTTGAAATATCAATATCATTTAAATCATATGGAATACGTACTATTACGTTATTAACATTTTGTAAGCCTTTGTTAAGACTAACTCCTTGTCCACCAAACCACCATATCTTTTCATAAAAATATCTATTATAAACTTCTAACTTTGTATTAGAATCAATGCTCTTATGATACAAAGTTAAATTACTATTAATAATCATATTAAACTCCTAAGTATAGAATAGGTGTATTATCTACTACTACATTTATTAAATAGGAAAACATTAAATCTTCAATCTCTGCGCTTTTACTAGCAAGAGCGCTTTGAATCTCGCTAGGGCCTAGATATGTGACAGAATAGCCGTCAATACTTTCGTTTGCGATTCCATTGCTTCTATTAGTTATTACAAAAGATTGAATTGTATTCATAATAGCAAACATACACATTTTAACCTCTTGAGGTATTTCTTCTATATCTTTAAGTCTATTTTGAGTTCTTTCGTCGATTCTTTTACGGCTTTCAAATTCTAATATATTAAAAGGCATTATGTCTAAAGTGCCACCTAAAGACTTGTATTCCTCGTAATTTAGGTATTGTTCACTAAATTCCATAAATGCCCTCCTTTAACTATAGACTTGCAGTATTGTCTGGTTTTAAGCTTGCGAATGGGAATCTTGTATCAGTTTCGTCAAGAGCATTAACTGGATTAGGGATTTCCCAACCTAAACGCATAACTACACGAAGAGCTACCATATCTTCCTGTGCAAGGTTATACATTATGCTTCCATCACTAGGGTCTTGAATAACTGCTTGGTCTAATACTTTATAAGTAATATCTTGTCTAATTTGATATACAGCTTGTGAGAAATCACCAGCAATCAAAGTAGATTTAGTTTTGTCCCAAACACCATTGTCCATAAATTCTCTACGAACACTACCAATTTCAGTAGTATTTAATGGTTGACCAGTAGTATCTGTCATCATACGGAATTTTCCTTTAAGTCCAACTCCACCGATTAAACCATTAACTTCATAACCAGATTCTTCAACTTCTGTCATAACGTCATTGATGTCGCTATAAAGTTTACCAGTTTCATCAACTTCTTTTCCTACTTCAATAACAGAAGGTACTAACCCTTTTCTCCATTCAGTAGGTTTATCAACACCAAAGAACATAGCGTTGTCTATTTTCTTAGCAAAAGCTTCTTCTATTCTAGGTTTAACTTCTGCCCAAATATCAATAGAGCTGTCATTTAATACATTCTCTTTGATAGGTACTATTACAGCCAATTCTGCAATATTAATAAATTTTTTGTCCCAAGCTAACTTAGTAATATTTTTACGTCCGTTATTTGTTGTTTCGTCTACGAAATAAGCTACAGGTAAGCTATCTAATATTCTTAGTTTAGTTTTATCGCTTGTAGCGTTAGGTAAACGTCTAAATAATTGTAACGCTTTAGATTTTCTAATTGTTCCTTCAAATAGTTCATTAGCTACTTGAGTTTCGATTAGAGCGTCAGCGTCGCTTCTTGTAATCATAGCCATTTTAAATTTTCCTTCTAGCCTCTATGATTAGTAAGTGTTACTCCCTATTAGCACCTCTTAGAATATCATTCATAATGTCATTCGTAGTTTGTGCTTGTGGTACACCACCTGTTAAGCTAGGCGATGTTTGTACTTTCTTTACTTGAGTATCACCAAAATATTGAGGATTCTCTTTTTTGTAACTTTCAAGTACATCTTCAAAATTATGTGTGTCGTCTACTTGATTCATAACTTCACTTGTTACAAACTTTGTAAACTCTTTCTTGACGTTGCTATCTCTCATCTGCAGTTGAGCGTGCAAGTCTTTGTTTTCATTTGATAATGTTGAGTAGTTTTCTAGCGATTTGTTGTTTTCTTCAATCGTGCTATTTAACTGCTTAATATCATCTTCATACTTAGAAATCATATCTTTGTACTCATCATTTTTTTCTTTTAAGCCAGTTAAATACTTGCCGTGTTCTGCCATTATAGTATCAATGGTTTCTGCGTCTAACTCCAAACCTTTTAAAAATTCTCTCATCTACTATTTTCTCCTCCTATCGTTAGTTTTTCGTCCCACGAAGACGTGTGATTTGAAAATTAAGCCTCTTTCTAGCTCATATAAAATATAATAGAGGTTTGTTCAGTCTGTCAAAACAAGCATTTTTACTAGCTTTAGACAAATAAAAAAAGAGCAATAAGCTCTTATTTTTTGTTTATTCGCATAAACTCTGTAAATGACATATTACTATTCTTATGTTTTTTTCTATAGTCGTTAAAAGCATTTCTTAAAGCGTCATTCATTGATTGATTAGTAGTTTTGTTTGATGTTTCAGTATTTGTATTTTTGCCGTTATATTTATCAATCAAACTTATGATTCTTCTTTTATCATTATCTGGTATTTCTCTTTTTAACCAACCTGTTCCATATTTGTAGCCGTCGTCTTCATACAATCCTACAGATTTTAAATACTCTACGTGTTTGTCATAATCGCTAGCGTTTCTATTACCAAATTTTTTCATCAATGCGTCTTCTTGTTTTTCGGTTCCAGCGTGCAGATTGTTTAAATGATATTTATGCCATAAATCACGAATCTCTTGAACGTCTTTATTGTCTTTCATTAAATCAGCAATCTCATCTATATTTTGTCCACCAGAAAGTGAATCTGTGCCTCTCGCATTTTTAATAGAGCCACTTGCTCTAAATACGCCGTCTTTAAGTTCCATTTCGATTTCAACGTCATTAACTTTTCTACCAGTTCCGTTGTAATCTATTTTGCCGAATTTAGCTTTAGCTTTATCATTAAATTTATTCAAGTCTGTGTCGTTAGATGTTTTAGCACCTTTCAAATTATCTTTAATGTCCTTTTGTACTTGTTCAAAATCTGCTAGGCCAATTTTACCATTATCATATAAATTTTTAGCATATTCTCCAGCAAATTTATCTTTCGACACGTTTGTTCCTATGTCATTTGAATAATTGTTATATTCTTTAATAATATCTTCTTTGCTAGGTAATTGATATTTCCCCTTATTAGAATCTTCGCTCATAAGCTTATCATATTTCTCTTGAGTATCAATTCCTTGTCTAGCTCTTTCGCTATCTGCTTTAGCTCTAAGTTCTTTTAACTTTCTATCATCTTCTGGCTTGTAGTAGTAGTCATCTGCTTGCATTTTCTTAGATAGCTCGCCGTATTCTTTTTCTGTATTTCTTAAAGCTTCTCTATCGCTATTGGCTTTTTGGTCCTTCTCGTATCTTTCTTTAATGCCTGCCCAATATTGTCTTTCTGTTGGGCGCATACCTTCTGTATTCTCTAATTTGCTTACAGCCAAATTATATGTATCGTAATTGTCTAGTTCAGCAGTTTCTTTGTTTAACTTATCTATGATTTCACTTCTTTTGTCCATAGTTTCGTTCATTTTTTTAGCTTTTTCTTCGTTATTTAATCTTTCTAGCTCTCTTTTACCAGCTTCTGCGTGTGCTGTATTGCCGTTCTTTTCAGCTTCTGTTATTTGATGAGCTATATCTTTCTTTAACTCTTCTCTTTTACTAAATTTCTTTGCAGATTTAAACTTACCAGACTCTTTCATAGCGCTTGCTAAGTCTTGGCCTTCTTTGATAAATACTCTACGGCCACCGATTGTTCTCCAAACTCCTTTTTCGTTTGCCACAATAATCACTCCCTTTAAATTAATTGTATTATACTACTATTGTAGTATTGTGTCAATATTACTTTGTTTTCTTCTTGTTGCTTTTCTTTGGCTTTTCTTCTTTTATAACTTCTTCAATAATCTTTGCTTCTTTAGTTGGCTCTTTTTTTGCGACTTCTATAACTTTAACTACAACTTTTTTTAATACATTATTGCCTGTTAAATATTCTGCCATAGCTTCGTCACATTCAAAAGTATCTCCTTCAAAAAGTTTACCTTCTATATTTTTGCTTACTCTTTGAATATTTTTTAATTTGCCAAAGTCCTTTAAATTAAATTTTTCAATAACTTCACATTTTACCATTAATAATTCCTCCTTCTAATATTGTTGATAAATGTTATTATTAACTTTTTTAATACACTCTTTAACTCTTTTTTCTAATATAGGAATCATCTCTTTATGTTTTAGTTGTCCTATTAGTTGTAATTGATGGCCTATGTGACACCAAGCAGAAGCGTCCCAATAATAATTTCTTACTAACGATACGCTGTTAGTTGTGTTAGTGCGATTCCATACATAACATACCTCTTTAAGGTTTACAACATTCTCTAAATCGACATTGTCTGCTTGTCTATAGCTCCATACTCTATCTTCCATTAGTGTATCTTCACAAAAATATACTATTTTATCTTTTCTTATTACTCTTGCCCAAGCAGTACACCATACTTTGTTATCACTTAAAAAGAAATCTATATAGTTATTATATTCGTGAAATTTTGTCATAAATACGCCATTTCTATCAATAAGTTCTAAGCCTATTAACATCATTTCACAATTACGCAATCTTTTGTTAATATTTTCTAATACTTCATTATGCTTCCACCAATCGTCGCTGTCTAAAAAACATATATAATTAACATCTAACTCTTTAGCTCTGTCAATTCCTACATTTCTACTTCCACCATTGTATCTTTTGCGTGTATTCTTTATTAATTCTATTCTATTATCTTTATAAGATTGTATTGTTTCTACAGAGCTATCTGTAGAGCAATCATCTACAATAATTAAAATAAAGTTCTTGTATGTTTGATTTAATATAGATTCTATACAATTTCTCAAAAATGTTTTGCCTTTGTAATTTCCTCTATCATTGTTACAATTAGGAACTATTATTGCAAATTTATTGTTGTCTTCTTTTAATACATCATAGTCCTTTTCTTCTATTGTTGATTTTTTAATACAATCAATATCATAGCTAGTTAAGTTAATATCAACAAAGTCTATATAGTCTTTATGAATACATCTCATATTTATTTCTTTAAGCGTAGTTAGATTCTCTTTATCAAAGACATAAACATATTCTATATTTTTTCTTATTTTAATTTTGCTATAAGAATCTTTATCAACAGCTATTCTCACATACATACACCCATAAGAAATATAGCAAAATAAAAGAGAGGTTGTAAAAACATCTCTATTTAACGAGCCAAACGCTCTCTACTTCCCTATCTCTACAATCAAAGGTGTCATATATAATCCCATTCTTAGAACATACAATATGACCTTTCATAGTTATTAATAAAGTAGAATTAGGAAACATTGCGCTAACTTCTCCTACACTTCCATAGACGTTATATAAGCGCTTATAAGTTCTATCTAAATAGTTACGTACAAAATCACGTTTATCTAATAAAGTGCCTTCATATTGAGCTATATCGCTTAAATAATCATATACATAGTCCCAACTTCTATTTGTTGCACAGCTTATTGACCTAATAACGCAATCATCTTCATATCTATTTAGAGCATTTGCATTATAAAACCTATACATCTTATTTCATACTTCTTTGTAGTGTTTCTCTTAACATTTGTTTTTGAGGCTCTGTTTCAGCTTCTTCATACAATACATTTATAAAGTCTTCTAAAGCTTTTACCATATAATGATATGATTTATCAGTTTCTTCGCTTGCGCCATATCTTGAGCGTGATTCCATATATCTTCCGTATTCGCCACTCATTCTGTCTATAGCTTCATCTCCTCTATATCTCATATCACGGCCTCTAGCTCTATAATTTTCATTATACCCTCTATAATTTCTATAATAATCCCCATAAGTATCATAACCTGGGCCTCTTCCGTTATAGTTCATATATTTGTCCTCCTTTGCCATATGTTTTATTTTTGATAGTTTAAGCAAGTTATCTACATTAGCTGTAGTTAAGCCTTGTTCTAATAAACTTTTTATTGATTCTTCCATTTTTTCTATAACTTTATCTTCCATCTAATTACTCCTTTCTTTTAAGAGTTTTAAAGTTTATATTCCCATATATATCCGCCTGCTGTGTTGCAATATTTGTAATGTTTGCAACATTTTGAAATTCTTCCACTATCAATATTTAATTCTCTCTTTATATCACTAATGCAATCCCAATTTCTAATAAAATTTCCATCTTTGTCATATTGATTCACAGATTTACTTGTGTTGTGCAATTTTCCTTTTTTGCCTTTCAAATATGATTTTTCTAGTCCGTTTTCCCATGAATGCTTTGAATTTTCTTTATGTGTACACCATTCTAAATTATTAACATTGTTATTCAATTTATTACCATCTATGTGATTTACACATTTTTTGTTTTCAATGTTTGGAATAAATGCTTCTGCCACAAGTTTGTGAATGGTCTTTCCATATGTTTTGTTGTTCTTGCACAAAATTACCTGCTTATATCCACATTTTGATATTGATGGTTTTATCATTTTCTCACGAAATGTTATTTTGTGATATGTCTTGCTCTTATAGTTAATCGCCATCCAACTTTTTTCTAGTGCCTTTAAATTACCTTTGTTAGATATTTCATATAAATTTTCGAATCCATTTACAGGTTTCCATATTTCTTGCATAATTACATCTCCTTTAATAATTTTATTTTTTATCATTTTGACATAATTTGCAATAATTTTTCTAAACTTTTCTGAATTTCATTATTTTGTTCAATGATTTTCTCTAAATATTCACTATCTTGCTTTTGTAATTCTTGCATTAAATCAGCGTTCTTATTATCTTGGAATAAGATTTGCAAGCTTAATGCTTGTAGTAGCAAAGATATATTGTTAACAGAGTTCATTAGAATCTAACTTTTTCTATAATTAAATTAGCGTTCTTAATAGTTGGAGCGACCGTTTCTACAGCAGGTGTAACACCAGATACAGCAGATACAGAGCCGATTGTTAATGTTACATTCTCACGAGGGCATAATCTTATTTCTTTAGTAAAAGATATATTGTTATACTCGTTTGCTGTAGCTACAACAGAATTAGCACTAGCACCCACTACAGGTGTGCCATTCTCTTTTAAGCCTATTTCTATTTGGCCTGTTTCAGCGCTTGTTACATTAGCGTTAAAAGTTACTTTATACACATTTGATTGATTACAATTATTATTACCTAATATAGTATATTGAGCTGTACCTTCGTTATGATTTAACCAACCTTGACAAGTAGCGCTTCTAGTTCTTAGTTCATCATTAGAAAAAGTTATATCACTTGTGTTAGTTGCTAATATTAATGGAAGTTCTTGAACACTTTGAATCATTTTCTCATTCCTTTCTTTATAATTTAAAAAGATAGGCTCTTGCCTATCTTCTTTTTCTCACATACGAGATTTAGCAAGTCCCTGTATTCAGGTATATCGTATTCGACTATTTGCATTAAATAAATTGACTATTGATAAAATTGCCACAACCACAGCCATTGTTACTAGGACAAGTGAATATAGGTTGATTTCCGTATACAGGAGTTGTACCTACAGGGCAATTCTTTAATTCGTTGTAAATTCTAGTTACAATTTGTTCGTTTTGAGCTATTTGTGAAGCTTGGCCTCTAGCATATAGAACTTCTTGTCTTAATTGAGCTATTTCGTCATTCTTAGCGTCAATCTTATCTTGACATAATTGGTCTAGGATTCGTTGGGTACTAGCTGTTTGATTTGAGATTAAATCTCTAATTCCATTGCTTAAAGCTTCTCTATCTGCGCAGTTTTCAGCTAAGATAGTTGAATTTAAGTTAGCTATTCCCAAACGGTTTTCACAGCAACAATCTGCAAACTGGCTTCCTAAATTATTAAAACCTTGTACCGTAGCAAGTTGATTGTTAAATGATTGTTGCATATTAGCTATTTGTCGCGCGTTAGCAGATGTTTCAGCATTAGCAAAGCCGTTGCTTACAGCTTGCGTCATATCTGCACAGCAGTTACATAATTGATTTGAAATTCCATAAATTCCATCTCTTACGCCTTCGATTTGATTGCTCAAGTGAAGAGTATCAAAGCCGTTGTTAGTGTTAGTCATAATATCTTTTTGGCCATTAGATAACCAAGCAAAGTCATTATTATAACCACCACCAAAGCCACCAAAGCCTCCGTTATTGAATAACAAAGCTAGTAATACTATTGCCCATATGCCGTCGCCACCAAAGAAGCCATTTCCGTTATTATTACCATAAACAGGGTAAGCATAAGGAAAACCAAAACCATTAGCTCCATTAGTAGTAGCTAGTTCAATAGTTGGTGTAATTCCATTACTTCCGTTCATTCTCTATCTCCTTTCTATTTTTTTATATCAACACTAGATGTGTTAATACCTAACTTATCTATGTACTCATCAGGTACACCAAACCCTTTTACAAAACTTTTAAAACTATCTATTTGCTCTGCGTTATAATTTTGTGTTATTTCGTTAAGCAACTCTTGAGGGTTATTGCTTTTTCTTGCTCGCTCGTACATTACTAGAGCTTGAGGATTCTTCATCTTTAATTGGTTCTTCAACTGGTTTATTAATAGTTGTGTTGGATTCATCTTCTAATTTCCTTTCCAATTCTTCTATTCGAGCTGTTAAGTAGTCTATTTTTATATCTTTTTCGTCTTTCTCAACGATTTCTTTCATTTCGTAAGCTTTTATATCTCCTTTAATGTTTTTAATCCATACAACGCTTAAATCATTGCTAAAGAAAGGTGTGCTTACTCCCACAATCTCTTTCTTAACATCTTCGATAGAATTAGCAAATCTTATAGACGAATTATTAGTAGGAGCTAATTGAAAGTTTTGGGTTAAATTTGTTGGTTGAGGTAAAGGATTAGATGAAATTTGATTTTTCATTTTTTCCAACTCTGCTATTTGATTGTTGATTCTATCTAAATTAGCTTGATAGTTATAATTGTATGGGTTATTAAACATTAAATTCACTCCTAACAAAAAACAAAAGGAAGCGTTGTAAATATATAAGCGTTTTAAACTTAATATCTACTACCTCCTTTTGATGATTTAATTTTATTAGAAATAATTTTTTAATGTTAGACAGACTATGACATAAAAAAAAGAACATTAAATTTTTAATGCTCCTATCATATAAAAATATACTTTATCTAATATCTCGACTATTCGAGGATTATCAATGTCAAACTCTTCAACTATTTCTTTAAATGTTTTATCTTCTCTAAATTTTCTTTTATAAAATAAATACATTTGAGTATCTACTTGCTTTAGTCTTTCTTCTGCTTCTATTAGCTTAGAATCTATACCATTAAATTTGATATATTCGATTAGTTTTTCATATTTGCTTTCGCTATGTTTCTTATATCCAAAGAATAATTTTCCTTTATCATACATATAGTTTGGAAGCGTACTTGTAGCATAACAACCTAAAGCAGTTAGAACAAAAGTAAACACTATTACTAATGGCAAATCAATCAATACAAGCATGCCTTTTATACAGATGTCTAATAATATGAAGAATAACAAAGTTACTACAAAACAATTATTTAATCCGTAAGCGTGTATTGGTTCTTTCATATTAGCTCTTACAATTAAGTAAAAAGGCACTTGAATAATACTTAAAATTAACCCTATCAAACTAAAAGGGAATAAGTTAAATAATACTGCAATTATAAACAATACTACCATAACTAAATTCCCATAAGCTCGGTAAGATAGTTTGTCTAAATCAAACATACTAACACCTCAATTATTTCTTTTTGATTCCAAAAAACCATTTTCCTGGCCAGTCACCCATTTTGATTCACCTCCATACTTTGTATATTAATAAGAAACTTATAATAATAACATAAGTATAAACTAATACGCTTAATATGTATCTTATGTAAAAGTTATTGTTATTCCATAGCTTATGTAATTTTTTATACATAGCATTTAATATATTTCTTAATAAGATAACTAATAAAATCTTAGTTATTTCAAAAATTAAAGTTGTAATAAAATGATTTAACTTTAGTAGCTTGTAAGAAATCATATAAATAGGAAATTCTACTATTACATTTACAAATAACATAATAATTATAATTAGCATATCATATAGACTAGTTTTTCTATCAACTATATATCTTAGAGCTAATAGCATTAATAAAACTAATAAGAAATAGCTTTCTAATGTTCTTGTATTAATAAATAAGCCTATAAGTGTAATTATACTAAAAGCTATTATATACTTATATAATTTGCCTTCTCTTCTAGTAAGTTTCATAAATAAGCTGTAATATAACACTTCAAAGATAAGAACTATTATATTTATCAACATATTATCACCCCTTTCTATAATATGTCAGTTTTAACTATCTTCCAACCTTTCATTCGTTCAGCTAATGTGTGAATATAGTCGTCGCCCTTTAAAGCTTCATAAGATTTAAGCATATTAAGCCAATTTTTATATACGTAATCAGGTATTTCTTTTCCTACTTCGTATCTAAAAAAAGTATTTGTTAATTGGTTTTGAAGTAGCGTTAATAACGCTTGGTTTTGGTTTTCTTCATTTCCCTTAGCGTTTTTTATGCTTTGTTTATAATTCCTTAAAGAACTGACGCAATAGCCTAGCATTGAAGTAAGTAAGAAAGTAATTATTGTGCTTATAATTTTTTCAATCATATAACCAAACCCTTTCTCTCTTACTCGTTTTAAATATAAAACATTATTGTCAAAAAAGCAAAAAGAGAAGTAATTGCTTACTTCTCTCGAATAGGGGTCATACCTACTAGAGGCATTTTAAGTATAAATTATTATTATTTTAAAAGTCAAAACACTCTTATTTACGTATAAAATTGAGTCTTTCAACTTTAGAACGTAAGCCACTTTTCTTACATAACTCAAAATATTTATTTGTAAGATATGTCATTTTCTGTGTTGCTAATTGTTCTTCTTCTTCATTTTTAGAAGCTTTTGCCATTATCTGTCTATCTTTTTGTTTTCTAATAGCTGTTTCTAGTTTACGTTGCATTTGTAAGCCTTGATAATTTGTATAATGTTTGCCGTCTAATTCAAAGCCTTTTTCGTTTCTTTCGTTTATCTCTTTCAGCTGTTTATCTGTGTATTGAGGTTTACTAATACCCAATACAACATTATAAACATAGTGATAACAATTTAATTGACCTATAGAACGTCTATCGTTGCCGTGATAGTCTGCTGTGTATAATCTGCCTTTATAATCTTTTGAATCTTGATTATTTTGAAATTTATCAAACTCTTCATTTGAGAATTGATGTCCTTGCACTTCTGCGTGGTCTGGCGCAGGATTTTCGTGTACGCTTACTTCTACACCATCAGCGTCAAACTCTTCTCCAAATTGTTGTTGTAAAGTCATAGAAAAATCTCTTAAAGCACCTCTTAAATTCATTCTTACGCTAGAATCTAAACGTCTATGATAGCCTGATTCCCATTCTATTGTTTTAATGCCACTAGCGCTTAATTCTCTAACTGCTTTAGTTAATGCACTATTAAAAGAATCTTTGCCTTGTATTAATGCTGTAACACTATCGTCTATGACTTCTTGATAAGCTTGAGCTAAAGGCGTAAATATTTTCTTGCCGTTCTTGGTTCTTACGAAACCCAAAGTGTTAGACATATTTCTATAAGTATCTTGAGTTATCTTAGCTATAGCTCTTACTTGTTCTTGCAATGCTGTGTTCTTTTCATAAGGAATATAATTTATTCCTCTATATTCATAGAATTGTTGAGCAAAAGCCAGATTCTTCTTAGCTACTTTTTCAAATATCGCTAATATTTCTTTTTCATTTAAATTAGTTATCTTTGCTAGCTCTTTAACTATCTTGTCATAATCGCCACCATATTTAAGAATCATAGCTAAGTCATAAGCTCTAGCAGGAGGCACATCTCCTATTTCAGCTAATACTTCGCCTATCTTTTTTAAAGTAAACGTATTAACTCTTTCAATACGCCTTACTATCTCTTCTGTTAATTGTTCTACGACTTCATCATTTAACATTATTCACCAACCAACTCTTCTGCTGTAGGATTGCTAGCTTCTATCTCTTCTATTTTCTTCTTAGCTATTTCTTCTGTTTCTCCAAATATTTTCATTCTGTATTCAACTTTACTTAATAAGCCAGCGCTTACTTCTCTCATAGCTCTATTAGATTCAGCTTCTTTATCTTCTACGATTGAATCATCAAATTGTATAACCATATCTTCTGTATTTATATTATATTTACCGAACTTAGTAGAAGCATAAGCAACAGCTTCTACTAAATCATAAATAGATGATTCGTAACCTACTTCTAATTTCTTTTTACGTCTAAACAATTTAGAATTGCTACTTACTACTGCTGTAGCTGTAGATAGATTAGTTCCGTCAAAGTGGTAATGATTCTCACCAAAGCCTACTTTATTACCTAGTAAGTTAAGCTCCATATTAAGTGTTTGAATCTGCTTATCTGTTCTTAAATCATCTGTATCGCTTTGTATTAAGTCATCTTTTGTAGCGCCCTTAGGTAATTGATAGATTGCTACGTCGTTTTTATCAAACACTTTCTTTTGTGTTCCATCTTCATATGTGAACATATCAGCTCTAGCAAATATACGTTTTCTTCCTAGTAATACTTCATTCTTTAATTCATCAAAAGCAATATCGACAGCTTGTAAATTATCTATAGCATTTGCATAGTGTGGAATACCAAAAGGACTATTCTTAAATAAATTATTTGTTAATAATGGTCTAAATATAGCAAACCATTTTTTATCACTTTGAGTTTTAAACTCTTTCATTGTTTTGTCTAGTTCTATTTCTGTTAAAGTGTTATTAGTATCTTTGAATAGGTGATTGATAATAACATAATTACCAGAATCATCTAACTTATGCACAGATAAAACAATATAGTTTTTTCCTTTTATTGTTTCTCTTGAAGCAAAAGCGCACTCTGTAATGCCTTTATTACTCCAAGTTAATGGGTAAATGTTATCAACATCTACTAAATCAACTCTAGTTTTAGCCTCGCTTACATCTAAAGTCATACTATCATTATTTTCTATTATGTCATACACACCTGTAACTAAAGCAGAAGTACCTAATGCTCCACATTTTTCTATTGCGCTATTAATTAATACATATAAATCTAAATCATCAATTAAATCATCAAAGTCTTTTTGTCCTTTTTCATCTTTAAGAGATATTTTGCACTTTTCGCTCCAGTTAATATCGCTCCAGTCTTCGCTTATCTCTTTTGCCATATTAAGTGTGTATCTCTTTTGTGGAATCTTTGTGTCACCATTATAAATATAATAATTGTGAAAATTTTTTACATTACCTTCATACCAAGACCTCCATTTTTCAAAATAACTTTCCATTGCTTTTCTGCAATCCGTATTATAACCATATTCTGTAGTTAAAAAATCGTCTAATTTCATTTAATCACCTAACTAGCCTCTAGTTAGATTCAGTATTGCCCTCTAATATTTTTTTGTGTTTTCTAGGAGCTAATTCTCTTATAACATATTCTGTTATTCTATCTAAATTAGGCTGTAATTGATAATATACATCTATCTTTTGTTCAAAGTCTTTGCCTGCCCAATTAGATACAATAACTTCATATTCACACCTACTCCAATATCTACTCATTAAGCTTATATCTATTTCTTTTTTTATTTCATCATAATCAGCATTTTTTCTTATTAGCTTCTTTACTCTCTCTATCAATTCGTCGTATAAAACATTCGCATATTTAAGCCTATTAGAATTAAATTCTTGATAGAAAGCATACCACTCTAGTTTTTTCATATTAACCTCCTATATTTCTAACTAACTTGTCGTAGAAAGGAAACATTGAATATTCGCTAGCGTCTAAGTCGTCCACAGGAGTAGTGCCATCATCTAGTCTTTCGTCTTCGTGTTTCTCGTCCCATAACGCTTGTGTGTAAGCTTCTATTAAATATTTGCACTTTCTTAAAATGAATCTTCTTAGTTGACCAAATAATTGACAATCAAGTTCGATTCTATCTACTATTCTACCTTTTATACAATCGTCTACAAATAAAGGTATTGAAAGCTCTTGTAAATACTTATTAAGTCCAAATGTAATAACTTGGCCTAATGCTCCATAGTCTGCGTAGCAATGAGTCACTTTGCCGTATTCTTCTTTAACTCTTTTATAAAACTCTACAAATTTTTCAT